TGCAGTACCATCTGCAATATCAACAACAGAACCAGTGTTAGATAAAACAACTGATAAAGCGATTGTAGGTGCATCACTATCGTATACGATAACTAAGTCACCAACATTCATCATACCTGCTGCATCATTAAAATAACCAGAGGCACGGACTACTGACAATGCGTCAGTACTTGAGTAGTACCACATATTGTAGCCACCACCACCTGCCATGCGTGTTAATCCAGTCGCACTATAAGCCATGATCTATCTCCTTATGAGTTGTTGTCAAGGACTTCATAGATACCATTGTCATCTATGACAGTAGCACCCATTGACATCATTGAAGTTGCTAAGTGTGAAACTTTCTCAGGTACATAATTTAACTCAGTAGTTACATCTGCACCAATACCTAGACCCACAGAAGAAGTGTGGTAGCCTATGTTCTTACCTGCAGTAACAGCACTAGTTGAGAATACCTTAAATCCTAAGAACTCTTTCATAGACATACCACCTGCATATGGTAGGTTTTGCTCTCCGACAAAATCAGATGAAGCAAACTCTGTGATAAGGAATAAGTCAGCATATCCTTTTGGATTCATAGCTAAATATCTTCCACCATCTTCAGGTATATCTGCAGCACCCATTGTTTCAAATAATGAAAGCAAGTCTGCTTTTTCTAAAGCTGAACCTGTGTCATGTATTTGTGTTGAGTTTGCACCTGCATCCATTGCAGTGATAAGTAACTCATCAGTCTTACGACCTAGAGCAGCAGCAGCAGATTGTGCTACAGCTTGTCTTTCGTCTATGTTTGTCTTTAACTCATCCAATTTGTCAATGTACTCAGCAGCATAGTAGTCTGAGAGTGTTACATCAACTGTGGTGTGAGTTAATTCCATTGGTGTAACCATACCATTTCTTGATTTGGTTGAGGCAGAACCAGTACCAATCTTTTGGAAACGTACTGTACTTCCATTCACATTACTTACAGTACGGACAGTATTTCTTAATTTACTACCCATTCTTTGATAAGCTAGATGAACTTCGGTTTCAAACTGCCTAATAAAGGCTGTATCGATTGTATTAGCCATTCTTAGATCTCCTGTTTAAAATTAAAATTACTAATTTCCAGTTATCCGTCTTTAGCTTCATCTGGTTATCCGTTTGGGCCATCAGCTTATAACAGGCTGTTCTTTATCCTTTAACAAAAATTTATTGTCTTTGCAACGTATAAATCTTAAAACCTGATAACCATTGATCATTACTGGCTCCTCTAGGATAGTAAATCCTAAGAAATCAAGCCAATCTATAGTTCTTGTGTGGTCTGCAGGTACTACATTTTCTAGTTGATAATATTGTTTTTGGAAGTAATCTACTACTTTTCTACTCCAAAAAAGAAACTTTCTTGAATGATCTTCAATACGATAAGTGCCTAATGCCCATATCTTTCCAATCATATGTTCATAAACAGGTGTTACACCAAACATCATAGCAGGTTTGCCATCTAATATAACTGTGTAAGTTTCGGCTTTATTCTCTCTAAAACCTGCCATTAATGCACGAAAGGGAGTAGCACCATGTATCATGCACTCCCTTACATCTGTATCTCTTAAATTATCCTGTAAATAATTAATGTGAGATATATCTGCTTCTACAATGGATTGCCCACTGTAGACACCACTACCCGTAAAGTTTTTGGAAGTCATTATTCACCTGATCTACAAAGCCTCTATCTCTTCTAGCAGGATCATAATAACGTGGATCTCTCATTCTAGCCTCAACATCTTCTTGAGTCAGACCTGCAGGAACAGTCGCTTGATTTGAAATTGTTGTGCTTTGCATTTGTTTCTGTATATATTCTACAGCCTTAATACCTTCTGCAGAAGTACCTAGTTGTGCTATTGCATCTTGCATTTCTGTTGGAAAAAACTTTTGCAAAAATAACTGAGCAGACTCAACTCTTTGATTAGCATTGTCACCAAGTTCTCGTTTTATTTCTTCTAAGTTAGGTTGCTCTGCTTCTTGATATTCAGCAAACTTATTAACCCAATGAGAAAACTCTTCTTGTGAGTATCCGTTTTCCCATGCATAATCAGCCCATTCTTTTAATAATGGATTGGTTGCAGCTTCTTCTTCGCTTAATACCTCTGGTATTTGGTAGTCACCTGCACTAGCAGGTCTTTGTGAGAAGGCTTCTTCTTCTAACTTTTCCTGCAATCTTTTTTCTATCTCCTCTTCTTTCTGTCCTATCTTTGATGATAACTCAGAATAAGATTTAGCTAGATCTTCAGGTGTCTGAAACTTTTCAGGTAACCATTCAGGTCTTGTATTGGTTTCTGCTACAGTCTCCGTAGGCGAGGCTGTGGAGGCAGAGGTATTGTCTACAGGAGTTTCTGTAGCAGAATCTTGTGCAAGTTCATTCATTTCTTTATCCTTTGTCCGTGATTAATTCTTTTAACAATAAGAGCAACAAGGTATCGTTGCCCTTCCAAATGCCTAAGTTCGGCATCACTTATATTAGGCCCTGCTACTGCATCAACAGTAATGGACTTTAAGTATTGCAATACACTCTGACCTACAGGTGTATTGAATAATGCTAATGTATCTTGTGATAATTTTTCATCTTGTTCACGAGGTCGTTGGTATCCATCAACCCCCAAGTATTTCGGCTGGGCCACTTGGCATCTCTCCTTGCTGTGAGGCTTGTTGCATTTGTTGTGCCATCTGAACTAACTGCTGTCTCTCATCAGCATCTCTAATTAAGTTATCAGGCACACCAAATTTCTTTGCTAAATACAGTGCAGTTTCTTCTGAGGATATAAGTATGTTTAATATCTCAGGGCCAAATGAACCTGCTACTGTCTGTAAAAATCTATTTAGAGAAACTATATCTTGATTAGATTGAGCTTGTGCTAGGGGAGAAACACTTCTAATCTTCACTTCTCTTCCATTCACTGTAGGCATTTCTATTCGGCCCTGTTGCCTGAGAATGTAAATCACTCTCTGCAATAGTGGCTGTACCATTTCTGCTTGCAGTCTACCAAATGCAGAACCAATCTTTCTTGATAGATCAGCCATACGTTCAGCAACTTCAGTAGCAGATGCAGGTGTCTTGTTAGGATCACCTAGCATATCATTGTACAATGCTCTCTTAATGTTGTTTCTCATATCATTTAAAATAAGGTTAGCCACATCAAATGATCCTGCTGCCCTTATAGGTTGCAGACCTTGTGTGTTTGGTGCTTTTGGAATGACAGTTCCTGGGACTAAGTTAATAGTATCCACATTGATTACACCATCATCATCTATCTGATAGATGCCTGATATAGCCATCTGTGCATTTTCAAGAATCATTTCTATAGTTAAGTTACAGGTTTTAATTGCACTTAATGCATTTACTGCAGGGCCTCTACCATAAATCTCACCACTGGCTTTACTCCATCTAAAAGCTATAAATGGATTAGACCCAACACCTTTGTATATTTCCTGCATAATTAATTCTTTATTAGCCATATCAATGACCATGTAAGAATACTTTTCTTCATTTATATCATCATATAATTTGCAAGACACTTCTAGTATTTTGCATTTGGAATCAGGATAATTATTTATTCTTTGTAAAATATTAGGAGTTAATATTGCTTTTGGATAAGCTATCATAATATCTGAGTTCTTAATCATGCGTTCTCTAAACACATGATCTACTCTACCATCAGGGCCAGTATCTAAAACAACATGAGGCAATGGGATAGATTGAAATCTAATTGGATTTACTGCATCACCTTCTGTAACAAGTAAGACTGCAGTACCTAAAGCTAGATCTATAAAGCACTCATGTATCTCTTGAGCAAAGTTTGATGTTTGTAATATCTCAAATACATAATCAGTAACTTTATCAAGCTCATTATTAATATCATCCCTTTCTTCTTCAGGAACTTCAGAGCCAGTAATAAAATCTGCCCATCTAGCAAAGTTAGGTGTAAGTCCTGACTGAAGCCTAGAGGCAAATTCTTGTATACCAACTACTGCAGTTTCATCAAAGATCTTATCATCTCGCCTTTGGCCTGGGGTATAGTTTTTAAAACCTTGTCTTTGTGGAAGACAATACTCAAAGATCTCGTCATAAAGCTCTTCAAACTCTCGCCTGATAGTAAGAGCTTTCTCGTATCTTTGGATCATACCCTCTGCAGTT